CATCAAGTAAATCATACTCATAAACATTTGGTGCAAACAATCCATAAGTAAATTCATACTCTTTAGCTTTTTCTGGATTTGCTCTAAACCATTCAACTTGTTCTTCTGTTGATGGTAAAGATACACCTAATGTTGTTGTGTTTCCTTGTACTAAATATGCAGCAGTATATATAGAATCCCAATCTTCTGGTGTTTCTCCTATAAGTGAAGCAATAGTTTGATATGCTAAATATTCCTCGCCTGGCTCTACTTGATTTATTACTTGTCTAAATATTGCAGTAATAACTGTGTTTGTAAAATAATCATCATCATATTTTCCAAACTCATAATCAGCAGGCATCAGTGATTCAAACACTTCTATAAGGTTTTGTTTATCTAAAAAATCCTCTTGATTTGCTATTCTATCATTTAACTGTAATTTGTAAGCTGCCTCTGCTCTAGGTGATGATGGTGCAACACCCTTGGCCATAGATTCATACACATTTATTCTTGATGCTAAATCAATAGCATCTTTTTCTAACAAAGCTCTGCCTTCATCTGTTCTAGGGTCATAAGGTAAATATCCTTTTAGCCAAGATACTGTAAGTATTTTTGTAGCATTTGCTACATCATTAGCCCAACCTTGTTCATCTAACTGACCTTTTGTTGCTGTATTGTACGCTTGTTGCATATACACAGGCAACTGACCAGCAGTAGCACCTTCTATACCAGGGTCACCTAATCCATAAGGAAATATTGTATCTTCAACTTTTTGTGTCCATTCAGCATCAGGCATAAATCTTTTTAACACTTTGTATGCAAATTGCATAATAGGACCTGGTCCTGGAATTGGTGATTGTGTAAATAAGTTAGCACCTTGCACAGGTGATGAAAGTCTTAGTTGCACATCTTCATCAAAGCCTGTTAAATCTCTATCTTCTATTCCATACACATACTCTGTTAAGTCAGTTGGTGCAGTTACATAAAATTTTTCTCCTGACACTGGGTCTGTATAAAAGAAACCATTATTAGTTCCTCTTTCTGTTGCAAGTTGTATTTTCCTTAAACCTGCTGGATTTTTACCAAACAATCTTGGATAGTTTAATGCTATTTCTTTCCAAGGCTCTAAGAAAGGAAATACTAATCGTAGAGCTTCTGCTACATATCCTTTTTGATTTAAGTTGTACAATAATCTATTGTGCATTTCTAAAGAATAATATTTTGCAGCATCATTAATTTCATCAATAGTCAATCGCATATTTTCAGGAACTTGTTTTATTGCTTCTTCTATAGAACCATATTTTTTAATAGCAGCATTTTTACCTGCAACATATAATTCTTCTACTGATGGAGGTACTTTGTTTTGTTTTATTAAATCATCAAAATGTTTAACAACTTTTATGTCACCAAATGGTAACTGTGAAGCCACACTTTGCCAGTAGTATTGTGTGAATGTAGGTATTCTCTGTAATTCAGCATCTGGTAACTCACCTAATGTGTACCATAAAAATTCTGTTGCTTTGTTAAATTGTACAGATAATTGATTTTTTATTTGAGAATTAGCTATCCAATCTGGTGTAGACAAAACATTTGGTGCAGCAACATCATATTTGCTAGACAAAAATTTCTTTATTAAATTTTGATTGGCTGGTGTCCATCTTGCAAAATCATCAAAAGTTATTACTTTACCTTCAAAATTTAATGTTCTGTTTGCAATTAATGTAAGTAAATCTTCATCACCGCTTGTTAAATCCATAATCCAAGCTCTGTAATCATCTACATATTTGTTAGCATCTTCTAGCTTTGCAAATGGATTCATAGGGTTACCATCAAAATCCAACCTTGTATCATTTAATTCATTCCTAAGTTTTTTTAGAGAACCATTCCAAAAACTTTGTTTTGTAGCTGACAAGTCACTTCCATCTAGTATTTCTTTGGCTATAGATTTTGCTAAGTCACTTTCTATTGGCCATCTTAAATTAAGTTGCCAAGAGGAAACAAAGTTATCTTTTGGAATACCTCCTTTAAGTACTCTGTTCCAAGTTTGTTGTGCAAATTCTTTTGCTGCTACTTTACCAAAAACACTAGAGGGTCTATCTGCAACAATGCCTTGTACTATTTCATCATAAGCTCTTTTGCTTGGTGCTATACCTTTTCTAAAATCATTTCCTAAAATGTCATTGTAATAATTTGCCCATACCCAAGTAGACATTGGAGATTCTATCCAGTTGTCTAAACCATCTAACCCCATTCTAAATTGACCTTCACCAAACAAACGAACAGGCCAAGCTATTCTGGTAATTAACTGTGCTGATGTCCATATTTTTTGTGCTGGCCACAATACATCAGAAAATGTTCTTAGTGTTTCAGGAACAAAACTTACTAACATATCAACTTTTGGTATTACATTTGCTAATAAATTTTCTACAGGTAATTTTATTCTTGAACTTTCTGGTAAATCATCTATAAAATTTTTTGCAAGATTTGCTAATTTTGTATTACCTATATCTATATTTGTGTATTTTTCTACTGTTGATAATGCTCTTCTTATATCTAATGGTTTACCTAAAGACCATAGTTCATCAAAATGTTGTCCAATATCAAAAGGTGTAGGTAAGTTTATTGGTGACCCATCTGGTCCAGGAATACTCCTCATACCTTGAAATACTCTTTCTATAGGTTGTAAACCACCACCTTCTGTCTTTCCTAAACTTGCCCAATAAGAACGAATATCATATTTTTCAGTTCCACTTATTTTTATTTTTCCTTGTAATTCATCAAAATATTCAGTTATTTTTGCAATAGTTTTACTAGAAAAACCTTCTGATTTCATTAATGACTTTACTTGTTCTGGTAATTTTTCAAATAATATCTATTCCCAGCAACAGCTTGTTCAGCAAACTCTATAGATAACTGATTTGCAATATTTCTAGGTACTTTGAACTCTACCATCCATTGATTAAATACTTTTACAGAATCTGTTGCATCTTTGTACATAGCTCCTGCATCTGGTGTCCATTCACCAAATTTAGAATATGGAGCATTAGGACCTCTTTTGCTTTTCCTAAACTTCAGAGTTTTTGATAAAGCATCTATTAAATTTCTGTTATATCCAATGCTATTCTTTGACCTTATCAATGCAGGTATTCCTATTGATTGATTTTTAATAACAAAACCTTTATATATTTCTTTTACCTTATCTAATGAATTTGCTTTTATTAAATCAAGTGCTAATTCAGGGTCACGCACAGCATCAAAAACTCTCTTAAAATCATTTGAATCAACGAATGCTTGTAAAAAAGGTTCTGACTTAGGACTATCTAAAAAGTTATCAATAATACCTGGTATTTTTTCAAACTCGCCTGTTCTGTATGATTTTTGTATTTTACCTTGTACGCTATTAGCAAATTTAATTCCCTTACTTATTTTTCCTGCAACAAGATATGGGTCAGTATATAAAACTTTAAAGAAATCTATAGAGCCTGATAAAGCATTGTAAAGTAATGTATTTTGTTCTATCCCTGCTAAATCTGCAACATATCTACCTGATGTTATATTTTGACCTCTAAATTTTGGTGCTTCTCTTAATTCTTGTGCTTCTGCTGCTATATTGCCTTGAGGAAAATAACCTTCACCAAAACTTTCCCAAACAGCTCCTGGGCTTTGACCTTCTCTAATTTTTTGTAACGCAAGTCCTGCAGTAGATGGTCCTGCTTCTTTGTAATAATCACTACTTGTTTTTCCAGTAATACTTGGTATTCCTGGTCTTACTATTGTCAGCAATCCTGCAAGTTCTGGAAAATATTTTGCGTAAGTTTCTGCTTTTTGTGCTTCATCTCTTGCTACTGCTACATCATACAAAGTAACACTAGGGTCACCTGCTAAACCTTTTGCAGATAAATCTTCTGCTATTTCTTGTTTCTTCCTAGCAATAATTTCAAGAGGTCCACCTACTGTTTCTTCTGTTTCTCCTGCTCTTGAAATTACAGCTCTTTCTGTTCTGCCTACTGTTGCATTGGCAAGACCACCACCAAGTAGTGCTAGTACACGAAATAAACCTTTAAATGTTCCATAAACAGGTTCATTTTGATAAGTAGATTTATTCCAAAATTTTATTCCTTCTGGTAATTGAAACTGTTTACCTACAGCATTAAATACTTTTCCAAATGTAGAATTAAACATAGCACTTTTGTACACATCATTACCTGTTTGATTTGGAAATACTGGTTGTGATTTAGGTGCTGCTTGATATTGAAGTTTTATTAAATTTGCAAACTCTGCATCACTAAGACCTTGCAAAACTGCTGATGATATAATTCCTGGCAATACTCCAGGATACATAGCTGCTAACTCTCTTGTCCTATCTACTTGGTCAGGGGTAAATTCATTTTTTTTCTTATTGTATATTATTTCTTTTTGTCTATTTTTTTCTTGTAATTGATAATATTCTTCACCAAATGTATATGGTCCAATAGGTTGTTGTGCCATAACTAAATACTAAATGCTTGTCTTAGTGCATTAACATCTGAATTTTCTGCTAAATCTGCAAGTACTGCAAAATCTAAATCACCAATTTCTTGTGCAGTTAAACTAGGTACAATACCTGATGTTAATTTTTCGTTTGGTCTTTCTGTTGGTCTTTTTAAATCTAATATATTTCCCATACCCATAGGCATTGGAGGTGTAACTGGCTGACCACCTGCATTCCTAGCAACAGAAACTTCTTCTTCCATTGGCACAGCTCTTGTCTGGTCTGTTGTATTTGTAGCTGGTGGCGGTACATTTGTACTTCTACCATCTACTTTAGGTAATGGTGCAGCTTGTTGTTGTGCTACTAACTCACCTTGTTCACCATAAGACAGTCCAGGTATTCTTTGTACCTTTTGTGTTTTTTTATTACTAGAACTCCTCGTAGCCATCTTCATCCTCGTCATAATACATAAATGTTGAACTTATAATTAAATAACCAAATGGAAATACCATAGGAGGCATTTGGTCTTGAAATATTTTAGCGTCATCTCTTTGTTGAAATATTATATTATCGCCTATTTCGTCTAAGTCACCTAATGAATTGTGAACTATATCTGCAAAATCTCTGTTAAATGTCATTATCCACCTAATCCTTGTAATAACTGTGCTATGCCTGGTGGAGCTCCCTGTGGTGGTAGAGATGCTCCTCCAAGCAATTCCTGTTCAGCGACTGGTATTTCTGGTTCTTCTGCAGTAAAGAACTTATCCAATATGCCTTGCATATTATCTGGATTTTTTCTTATCTGCACAACAGCCATTGTTGCCTTACTATCTCCTTGTTGTGCTTGAGCCAATAGTGTATCAAATAATACTTTGTCTGCTTTTTCTTTTGTAATTCTACTATTTACGTTTGATAAATTATCTAAACCATCTAAGTTTTCTTGTAGTGTTTGTGTATCTATAATACCTGCTTGTAGTAACTGCAGCCCTGTTACTATTTTTTGTGGCTCATCATATCCAGCCATAGCACCGTACACTCTTCGTGTCTTGTATGCTCCTTGTATATCTTTTAATGGGTCATACTTTTCACTAAAGAATTGATTGTTATAG